GTGGTTGCTCTAGCGAAAGGTCCTATCACTGGGATATCAGTTAACCTTCCTGATACATTGGCAATTGCGGTAACTGTATTTGATAATACTCCGCCAACTGCTTCTTCTGTTTCATCATTAACTGTTTCATTAGTAATACGATATTTCTTTAAAGCCTTACCTTTACCAGCGGTAGGAACAAGATTAGTAGGAACATGCATCTCAAAGTCTTCTGCCCAACAAAATATTGCAACATTCATAACTGTTGAAGCTGTATCATTAGCTCGACTCAAGACATTGAGATCAGAATAATTAATAGATCCCAAACTGAACTTACCAGTTCCTGAAGCTCCTGCAATAGGTAGAAAATTTCCATTATAAATAAAAGGTAACGTCATTTCTACTACATTTTGTTCAGAAGCATTGAGAAAACCTGTTATAGGATAAGTACTCATGTATTGCTGATAAGCAACACGGGCACCTCCTGCTCCAGAGGTTCGTAAAGTATTGTATGTTTCATTAAACATCTCATTTTGAGTTCCATAAGGAACATAATTGAGCATTAATTGACCATACAAAAAAGGGGTAGCACTAGGAACTATACGTATTTTCAGATTACATCTAAAATATGTAAAGTTTTGTAATTTTGATTTTACAAATGCATTACTTTGCCATAGTACCCAAGGATCTATGAGACCAGTTATTTGTGTATTCACAGTCCAATTGAATTCAGCAATCTTAACTGGTCTTTTAAGGGAATTGCCTAAAGTTACTGTAGGCGTAACTCCCACATCAAATAAAGAAGGTGTATTATCTACTGAAACATCGTAGGTTGATTTTCCAGTAACATAATGCACGTTTTCTTCTACTTTAGAATCTTCTTCACGAATTTCTATATTGGAAGATTCATCATGTTTTTGTATCGTTGGTTCGCTCGATACAGCGTTAGGTTCATTTGTGTTAATATCCATAATAATGTATCTCTTAAATAGAGCAATTAAATTATTACCATTAAATGATGCCTCATCAAAGGAATAGGACGTCTTTGGGATGAAGTAATTCGACACCTGGTAATAGGGACTTATAGTATCTCCTGACTCCACATTTTTTGTAAAAGGTGGTAAAATCAGTCTTTGTTTAAAATCTGTAAGACCAACAGATGTAGTTGCTTGAAAACCAGACACATCTTCTTGTTTATCAAAAAGATTATCTGTCCAAGGAGTCTCACTGTTTCCGACTATTCTCTGATACATTTCAACATAAGAGGGAAATGGCGGAATTATTATATCAGACTCTTTCAAGACTTTAGTTAATCTGCTTATATTCAGATTATATTCATCTTCTCCATACTGGAAAAAATCATAAACTGCTGATGAGCAGCTTGCAAGTATTTTTTGATCTTCCGTTAATGGTCCTTCACGTAATGCCATGGTAAGCATTTTACCTATAGTAGGTTTCTCAATAGGACAAAAAACATGATCTCCAATAGGAACAAACCTACGTTTGCAAATAGTAGCCTCGGAAACATCAACATGTCCATAGACTTTGTCTGATTTATCAGCGTTAGTATATTTTATTCCTATACGATGAAAATAGTTTTGAATTGATTTAAAGTTAAATTGAGATATATATTTATCAGACACTGTAAAAGTATTATCGTCTCCCATCGCAAAGAAAACAACATTTTCTTCGAATTCTTGTAAGGGATTATCTAACTTATCTTCAAATATATCTAACCATGCTAAACGAATATAAATAGAATTCATAATATTGTTTAACAAAAGAGTGAGATAAATGCCGGAAGACAAACTACCGTTCAATCCAATTATTTCTTTTTCTAATAAAAGAACAGGATGACATATTTCACTCATCATAACTCTGAAGATATTTTTACAATCTTCAGAAATATCCAAATGTTTTTCAATAACACCTGTCATAACAGAAAAAGCTGCACAGATCATAGCTGAAGAAGCTTTCTTATCATATTTACTGTAATCGCCATTGATACAGTTTGGATGTTTCTTAAGCTTATTAAAAACTGCTCCCCAATCTTTTGAGTAGCAATTAAGACCATTGACTGTTTCAGTTTCGAGATAATTATTGCAAAAAATTCCAGCAAAACTGCCAAAATACATTTTTTGAATTATAACTGCATCCATAGGGGCACACGTAAATACACGAATACTACGTGTTTTAACTTTTTCTTTAGCACGCGGTTCATCTTTCATACAGGTCTTATATAAAAACATTGGTCTAGTACCTGTTTTCATCAAATCTAGTAATTTAAGTATTCTATCTTTAACGTAAGCATTAGGTACCATTCCTTCTGGGGCATACTCTGAACTAGATGGCTCCAAAAAATAAATTTTCTTTTTATTAAAAGGAAACCCTGCTCCAGTAGTTTTTGGTATTGCTTTACAATATGAGTTATGGGATGCTCCAGACGTAGCGTGATCCATATCCCAAAATTCAAGATTTTTAAATTCTTCTACAGCACCAAACTTTTCAATCAAATGTTTAACAATCATATTAACATGATTGTCATTTATATCATGAGCTTGAGCGCTTACCTGATTTAACATATTCCTGTAAACTCCAAAGTACGTACCGTCTTCGACATATGACCTAAAATTAGGCTTAACTAAGTCATGATGGTATTCAGGAGGAAAATAGTTAAAAAATGCTTTATGAGTTTTTAATTCAAAAACTTTTGACTTCGGACGTGCAACATTAATATTGCTCATAGTAGCTAACAATTTGATATTTTGAATTTCCTCAACTTCAAGCCAAAAGGTATGATTATTACGTGTAGGTAAAACAAAATTATCAGCAAATTCTCCAATAACGAAACTATCTTGAATAAGAACTGAAGAAGTAGGAGATAACATACTAGTTCCGTGATTGAGTTTTGTTATTGCTTCATCCAAGTCATTGACCGTAAGAAAATCAAATCCACTTACAGGTGTTCCTGGTTTACCAACAATATTAATTCCGACAAGACATAATTGTTTACCAAAATAACAATATAGAGGAGATCCACACCTACCAACATAGGAGTTAGTTGTTGCTTGTCCTACTATTGCTTCAATTGTTACAGGAGCTTCTTTATTAAAAATATCCTGGGAATATTGAACTTTTTGGTAGCTTCCTCTAAATTTATCTTCATGGCATTCACCATTATTAACATGTATGTTAACACCATCAAAATATGTTATACTGCCAAAATCTTGCATCAAATATTTCTTAAGACTTGGTCCTGGTGCATTTTGACGTATACTTAATACAGCAATATCATTTGAAATCTTCACATATTTACATGCATTGCAAGATAAAGTCATAATTCGATAAGGAGACGAACAAGGTCCTTTTTCGTCAAGATGGTTAACATAACCATGAATAGTAAAAGTATAATCTTTGTCAAAATAACGAACAAGATGCCATGGAGCCAGATAATAACAATCATGTATATTTAATAAATGACACGTTGATGAAGCCTGTGTATCTGGAATGTGCAGTTCTAGAACATAGAGATTCCTCATTATATGTTCTTTTAGAACAACTGCTGGTGCACTTGATGCTTTAGGATATAAGATTTGCTTATCACTTACTCCATATATGTTGTTAACACCATGAAATTTAGACGGAATCCTTCCTAATAAATTATTAGGAGGTAAACTATCACGAGCTTCTAACTTACCTGTATTATGATATACTTGACTATTCTTATTCTTATAAATATTATAGAACTTATAAATGATAGCTATTGCTGCAACAGAAATTGCAACATTATTAATTCTGTTGTAAACTTCTGTTTTTGCCAAATATATTTTAGCATAGCGTGTTATAGTTTCATTGACTGCCATTCTATTTTTCTGGATACGTTTAAGAGCGTTCATTAGTTCGAGCTCAACTTCTGCATAGAATCTAACATGAGCTATTTTTTCAGTCATTGTTCGAGTTACAAATGGAGTATAAATAGCGCCATAGTATAAAATACAATACCATATATATAGCAAGAATGCACACACAGTTTCAAAAAATTTAGGAGAAGGAAGATCAGCACCTAATCCTGGAATAAATGCGGCAGTAGCTGCCACAAATTCAGGGGTTTCATCTTCGTTATCCTTATCAGAGTCTAAATCTAAAGATTCAATCTCAGAATCTTCAGTTGATAATTTCTCCATAGTCTTAAGAATATTAGTTTTAGATAATACCTGATCCTTTGATATTCTTTGTGCATGTATTTTAGCTTCTTCTTTGACCATTTTACAAACTTGAATAAAGCCTAATGGATCATCTACATTTTCAAAACCATTTTCAGCTTTCCTAGTTCCCATAAAATAGACTGGGTAATAGTCATCCATGGCAAGAGCTTTCTCTCCATGTTCTGCAACCAATTTATTTTGATGATTTTCTAAGGCATGACGATCAATCCCGCCACAATATTCTCCTTTCTCGTTTACAGCTCTAAATTCACTCTTAATTTTAACAGTAAGAATCATATCAAACCTATTCCATGCCGCTTCAGGTGTATTTACAATACGGCTTATTCCAAAATCCTCACTATTTGAGGCTATGAAAATGGCACTAGGTCGAAATTCAACTTTTCCTTTTTCTTCCAGTGACGCTCTATTAAGCATCATTCTACCAGAAGATGTCATTTCAAGAAAGCTTGAATTAATCACATTTTTAGAATCCTTTTCTGAACATGAGTATGCTCCCATTTCATCAAAAAGCACTGAATGATCCCTATTTGGATCATATCCTGCTAAATAAGGATCGTTTCCATTTAAAATTTGAAAACCTTCATGAATATGGTCTACAGTGATTCCCAACTCATTCAAAATAATTTGACTAAAAGTAGGAGCTATAAATGTAGTTTTACCACATTGGGAATCTCCACGCAGTCCGACAACAAAAGGTTTACTCCTAGCGTCGGGAGTGTAAGATCTACATTGATCATACAAAGATTCTAATTTTCTGTAAGCTTGATTTAATAATAACCTCGTATTGTGACCAACTGCATTATAAATTAAATGTTTTTTATCCCAACAAGACTGTACTCTTTGATTCCATTCGACAAGAGTAATAGATTCCTGATATCTTTCTTTACTAGCCGGTGTTAGTAATGAGTGTCTAACAGATTCTAGATAATCAACTTCTCTCACGTAATCAAGAGGATCTAACGATCCAGCGAATTTTCCTGTAATGCCTAATGCAGAACGTGTAAGTCCTGTTATTGATCGAAGAAGACTTGTTACAGTCTCGATGTTGATATCATGAAATTCTTCCGCAAATTTTGTATCATATAGCTTAATAAATTTAGCCATATTGAAAAGGTCATCAGGAATCATATAATGGAAACAAACAAATGTAAATAATTTCCTTATATGTAAGCCATTGATAGAATTTAGATATTTATTAGGAAACTCAAGTATTTTATCAAACAGATTTAAATATTGAGCTGCTTTGTCTTTTATTCCTGAGGTTGCTTCAAAATCACTCATGTATTCATTAGGTGTAGCAGTACGTAAAATGAGCTCTCCAGAAGGAGTATAATCAACTATAAAACCTAAACAATTACTCAATATTTTCTCTAATATATCTTCCTGATGCCAGGTAGATAATTTAGATATATAATGAGAAATAAATAGATAAATAGTGGTAAACTTACCTTTATAAGTAGGCATTTCTATAAAATTACATATAAACATAGCAAATACGTCTACTGGGGTGTCTCCTATACGTGTAAAGTTGACACTCTCAAATACTTCCTTCTGAACAAATTCCATAATTGAATGTGGAAGTTTTTTATTTGGAGTGTATCGTAAGCCAGCTGTGGCAACAAGTTCTGTGTCTGCAGTTTGATGCTCACTGTAAGCTTTTTGATACATTCTCTTCATATCTTCCCAAAATCTCTCCGGAATTTCATGGTCCCTAAGGAACTCTTCATAGAAATCCGGGTGGTTGTTGTCTTGAAAATAATAATCACAAGCAACAAATACATCTATATCATATCTTTCGAAGTAATAGTCACTAGCTAAAATACCATATTCTCTTTGGACATAAAGCAAATTTTCATATATTGAAAATCCTTTAGCTTTACGATCATTTATAATATAATGGTGACATTTCTTAAAAAATTGATATTTGTCATTCTCGAAATACGTAAGAAATCGGTGCCTGAAACGTATTATCGCGGCTACAATAACGTTTCTAAATAATATGTTTAAACTCAGCGCGTTGTAAGTTTCTGTCATATTGGGTATACGTTTTTTGGTCTGTGAGTTATTTTAATAGGTTAGACAAAATTATACGAAGTGCAAAGGCCGCGAATTAAATCTATTATATGTACGCATATACATAATAATGATTAACACTCGTAATGGTGTTTCTAGCAGGACCCATATTAGAATTGAACTTGATTCCATTTGTTGTTAAGTATAGTCATTAATTTGACACTAGATTGGGCATGGCAACCCCTTCTGCCAATTTTTCAGGCAGGATTCAATTCTAAAGCGCTTTCTTCTATTTTAGAATTAAAATATATGGTAGATGGTTATGGTGAAATAATTCAGTACACACATACAATTCATAGAAAGAGTTGCGTTAAAATGACTCTGGATAGGATCGACCAAATCCTATCTCTGGGTGCAGTTTTAAGGGATAACTGCAAACCACAAGGGGTTTTTCTGTTTTTAGAAAGAACAGATAACTTTCCTGTTTTTGTTTAAGAACAGGAACTTATGGTTCTTTTTGTTTGTTCTCATATTAATGTATTGGAAAATGTAATATATATCGTCTCATTGATACGCTCAATGAGTAAAGCAATCAGATATTAGTTAAAAATAGTATAAAAGTATTACTTATATAATATAAAAATTGACAATATATAAAATTAATTACTAATTCTGCGATCGTTGATTAAGCTCAACAAACAAAACTTTTAACATTATTTTGTTAAATAAAAAATAAGTTTTAATTATAACAATTGAC